GCACTCATTCCTAAGAAACGTTTCATTGCAAAACGATTTGAAATATAAGGTATAGCACTCATTTGTGTATAAGTTGGTACTCTGCTGTTATCAAGTTCTGCTTGACGATAACTTGCAAAGTTTTGTGGTGGTTCAAAAGATAAATCAAACATTGCTGTATCAATGTTTACACCTTTTTCAAGCAAGTAACGTTTAAACTCTTGATTAAACTCTTCTACAATTAATCCTTGTAGTCGTTCACAATATGTATTAAATCTTAATTCTTGTATGTAAGCAGTTCCAACTCGTCCATCGTTGTAAGAGCTTGCTCCATCATCAGCGCCCGTAGGCAAATAGCTGGAAGGAATTCGTAAGCCGCGTACGAGCTTATTAGTAAAATATCTAAGGTCATCAATTTCGCCTAAGTTAGTGCCGCCCGGTAGTGTTTCAACCTTTGAACCACGACCTTCAGCTGTTTGTGGGAAGAAGTAGTCTTCGTTAATTGACAGAGGATTATAAGAACTGTCTATGACGTTAGTGCCGCCTCCTGTCGCCGATGGGATACGTCTTTGATGTATTTCCGTTTTAACACGCTCCACAAACTGCATAGCAAGGTGTGAAGGCATGTTGCCCACATCAACGTAGAATACTCTGCGCTCTGGCGCACGTTGTACTCGATAGATGATAATTGCATCTTCAAGTAATTCTTTTTGTTTGAATACTTTAAATATTGTTTCTAATAAACTGTTACCAAATGGATAGTTGTTGTCTAAGCCTTCACTTAATGAAAGGTGTACCACATGTTGTGCATCAACAGCAACTTCGCCTTCTTCAATTGTAAAACGTGATCCAGCAGGTACATTAACACCGCCGGTCATTCCTCTTGCACCACCGGTTTGGTAACTAGCACCGGGACTACTAATATTGCCATTAGTAATATGCGGAGACGTAGCAACCATTTCTTTAAAGTTTAAATTTATATCTTTAATAATATATTGCTCAGGTCGTTTGCCTTCTGATTCATTTACAATAATACGTGTAAGTTTTGCAGGATCAACATGAAACAATTTTTTTGTTTCTGGATCTCTTAAAAATATTGCATCTCCGTATTTGAATACATTACGGAATGTTCTAAACATACGTGTTTCAAAATTATTAATTTTGCACCACTGTTTTAGGTACTGACCTAAAATATTAATTTCGTTGTTAGTAGCAGACTTATTATAATTAAATTTAAAGTTTGTACTGTTTTCGTCATTTTTTTGTGTACAAAATTCTGCAAGGATATCTAGTGCAGCATTAACTTCGCTGTCATTATCCATTGTGTTGTATTGTCCATAGCGTTCAACTCTATTTGGCGAACCTACATATACATCAGGTAAGTAACTTGAATAGTTTGATCTTGCCGGACCTGGTCGTCCATTTGCTCCTGCTCCGTTTATAGGAGAGTAACTTCCGTTCATATTGTCACCAGTTTGTACTGGTGTAAAGTATTTTTTCCAACTCATGCTCTACCTAGTCCACTCATTAAATTGCCAGTATGTCGCAATCCTTTTAATTGTTTTTCGCCTGTTCTTGCTTGTATACTATTTATGCTTACTAATTGTAACATGGTTTGGTTCAGAATGTCAAGTTTTTGTTCTACCGATGTGCTATTTTGCATCTGTGCAGATGCTTCTTGCGCCATTTTTGACATTGGAGCACCCATCATTGCCATTTCATCTTGCATGGTTTTGGCAATATCAGGCATTCTGTTCAACATTGCCTTCATATTTGGTATTATTGCTCCGTCCATTCCTGCTAAGAATGTTTCTGGTCCTTGCTCACCTACTTTGTATGCTGTTCCAGCATTTACACCACCACCAATAGCTTTACTTTTTCTAAACTCTTCTTTTTGTGCATCTAATCCGCCTTGAACTTCTTTAACAAATCCTAAACCTTCTGTAAGAGTATCAAAGTTTTCAATAGTAGTTCTTAATGAATTATTAGTTGTAATAGGTCCAAATACTTCTTTAAAATTAGTTCTCTGCTCTTTGATTACTCTATCTAATTCTGATGTACTTGCACCTGGTAAACTTCGTACACCTTCTAAACCTAAGTTTGCAAAAGCATTAGCACCTTGCGCTACTTGACCTACTAATGTAGTAACCCCGTCCTGTAATTTTGTATTAGCACTAATATTCTTAGCAAGTTCTTTGTTTACAGATGCAGCTGTGTCTGCTAGATCTATAGTAGCTTGATTAAGTGTGGCAGATATTTCTTGTCCTTCTGCGCCGCCACCTGATTGTGCCCCAATTAAGTTTTTTGTTTCCATTATAAACTTTTCTGCTGCTTCAATAGGACTTACTTGTGATACATCTACACCTCGTTCTTTTGCAATGTCTGCTCTTGCTTGTTCAATACCCAGTCTTGCTTTTTCGGTATCCGCAATAATGTTTGATTGATTTAAACCTATATCGTTAACCTGACCTAAACTAGCTGCTATTCTATTGGTTTCATTTACAAATTCAGTTGATGCAACGCCTTGCGCTTTGGCAGCTAATTCTTCAATTCTTCTAGTCTTTTCATCTGTACTTAGACTACTCTTTCTTACTCGATCTATTTGTTTAAGAATAGAGGCTGTTTGTGAATTCATTCCTTCAAACTGCCGAGTCATCGGAGTCAATGGTGCCCCTGCTTGGTTTAAATCTTGTAAAAATGCTTGTGCTTGTGGCCCTAATGGGGCTATTGCGTTAAACGCAAGGTTCATTGTTTGCGTAGCGTCTTTTATACCCTTTGCTTCTAATGCTCTATTGGCTGCAATATTTTTTCCGTCCCGTGCCTGGTCCGCCATTTCATTACGTTGTTGTTCAGCATTTTTTCCGGTAATCTTTGCAACTACAGCCATGTTTTCAGCCATTTGTAGTGTGGCTGCTGTAACAGCTTTCTCGTCCATGTTTTGAAGTCTAGCCTGTCTTGAAAGCAATCCGGCTTGTTCCATTAAGAATTCATTAGATTCGCCTATAGTATATCCTAGGTTCATCATTCCGCCAATAACATTGCCGTCTTCAAACATTGCTCTACTAAGTTGAGCAAAACGTTTAGCACCTTGATCAACACCTGCACCTAGCCCAGCTAGTGCTTCGCTACTAGTACCGATCAGTCTTGTATAATCATCTAAAGATAATCTACTGTCTGCGGCTGCTGCTCTTAGAGCTCCTAGGTCTCCGTTAAATCCTGCTCCTACTTTAGTAAGGCTTTGAAATGCTGCATTTGTATTTTCAAGATAGCCTATACCACCGCCGACAGCTCCTTTAAACATGCTTAGGATTGGAACAAGTCCAGTCATTCCTGCGGCAACACCAGAAACACTGCTTCCAGCAGAACCTAAAAAGCCTGTGACACCGTCAACTGCTTTTCCAAACTCTTTTGATGATGTTTTGAATTCTAATCCGCTACTAGAACTATTTCCTGTACTTTGCGAAGATGATGAATTGCTTGCTGATTTCCCAGCTAATGCCGCAGCTAGTTTATTAATGCTATTGTCATCTAATTGTACTACTTCCATACTAGTTCCATTTTTAAAATATACGCATATTTAAAGTCATAAATATATATGTAAGATTAATACTTACAATGTATTTATCGGAAAGATTATATGAGCAGTTTTCTACAGAATTATCAAAGACAAGCAAAAATTTTTATAGACTTGCCTAGTAAAGGAATTTTCTATAACGACACTGTGCTACAAGATAACAAACATGATCAAATACCTGTATTTGGCATGAATGCAGTTGACGAAATAATGTTCAAAACACCCGATGCTCTATTTACAGGTGAAGCAACTGTACAAGTTATAAAAAGTTGTATTCCGTCAATACTTGATCCGTGGCAACTAGTAGGGTTTGATATCGATTATATATTGATTGCTATACGTATTGCTACATATAATGACGAGTTGGCAATTTCGTCTACTTGTAAAGAATGCACAACACAAAATGAGAGTGTACTTAGTTTAACAAGGTTAATTAGTAATTTTCAAAATTATCAAGTTGAAAATAGTTTTAATATAAAAGATCTTACATTTAATCTAAAACCTTTAACATATAAACAAATGACTGATTTTGCTGTTGAAAATTATCAATATGAAAGAACAATTCTACAAATAGCATCAGATACTAATCTTAGCGACGAAGAAAAAAATAAACAAACTACTGATCAGTATAATAAATCAAACGATTTAAATTTAAGAGTAGCAATTTCCTATATTAAAAATATTGCTAATTCAACAGACAGCGAAACTAATTTAGAAAGTATAACTAACTTTATTGTCAACAATGATGCAGAATTTTATAATGAACTAAAATCTAACATACAAAAATTAAGTATGCAATGGGAACTTCCGAACATTGATATTGATTGTGGTGGCGAAGAATGTACTAACACCTACAGTACAAAAGTTGATCTGGACTACTCAAATTTTTTCGGACTAAAATTCTTACACTCTCGGAATCTGATCTCTTAGCACTATCTAAAGAATACGAAAATGATATAAAACGTATTAAAGACGATAGATATCGTGTTGGATGGTATATGAGAGGATCACTTACTTACAAAGATCTAATGTATCATATTTCAAATGACGATATGGAAATTTTTCAAAATATTATTAAAGATAATATTGATGCTACTGAAAAAACTAGAATGCCACTTATATAAGATCGTTTACCGCAGCTTTACCTTGCTCTTTGCCTTTGTTAAATGCTTTAACTAGCTTTGGCTCTGCTTTCATTAGTGCTTTGAGATTAGATTTTATTTCACCTTTAGATGGAATAGTTTTGCCTTCAGATATCAAAACATATCCTTCATCAAGTTCTATACTATCTCTTACTAAATCTCCACTAGGAACAAGACCTCCTATATAAGGAGCTGCATCGCCTGTATCTAATAGAATTCCAATTATTTCTTGGAAGCTATCAACGGCAACTCCAGTACTTAACATTGCGTTAGGTGATAGAATTGGTTGTACTACATAGTCTTCTACAATATCGTTCAGTCCTATTGCATCAAGTATTTTTCCAACAAGGGTAGTTCCACCCCATATAAGAGCTCCGCCTGTCAGGATTGCAATTATCCAGCCAACAGGTCCTGTGCCAATAATTGTTGCTAGGCCAGCAAGCATTCCACCAGCTCCGCCAATGACTACGCCACTTACAAGGGCCGCTACAACTGCTTCAACTATTAATTTAGACCATTTTTCTTGACAAATAAAATATGCTTCAGCTACTTTTTGAGGAAGTCTACCTTTTTTAGCATTTTCAAGATATTGTTTTTTAGCCTCTTGACTATCTAATGTTTTTCCATGAGCAATTAATGCTCTTAAGTATGCATCCAATGCATCTTCTAGTTGTGCAAAATTTAACGCTGCTATAACAGCAGTTGCTACTGGGCGGCTAAGAAGCCAGACAAGTAATTTTCCAAGTTTGCTTTTTTTAATTTTATTCCATATACTTTTGATCCAACCATCTTCATCAACTTTTGGTTTAGCTGGTGCATTTGGTTTAGGATCTGCTTTAGGACCAGGCACGATTTGATTGCGAGGTTGTGATCCAAAGGCATTTTTAATTTGTTTTTTAATTTTATCTCTATGTGTATTAGCATCAGCTTCAGCTGAAGGTCCACTAAACCGTTTAATTACTTTACCATCTTGGTCAACTACACTAAATGTTTTGTTGCCCTTAGAATCCAGTATTCCAGGTTTAATATCAACTGACTTAGGTAGTTTATTAAACGTAGGTTCAACCTTAGGCTCAGGCGCTTCAGTTATATGATGTACTTTCATGAGATATCCTTAATCATTAGTTGTATGTATTTATGTTTTAACTTCGTTAAAACAAGTTTTCGCTAACGCTCAAACTATTTACTTCGTATATGATTATGTGTGATAGAAGTGATATACTAGAATTAAAGCAATATTACGAAGTAATATTGTAATTGCTTCATGTAGATTGTTTCAGTCAGACGGAACCTAATCGCTGGTTCCATCTAATCTTGGTCTTCATGTGAGTTCGTCACAGCCGAGATTCGGAAGTAGGTAATTGTTTATACACTTAGTTCAATGGGCTCTGACCTTTCCCAACCTACGTCGACATCGTTGTTTCCAACTACCTCTCGCTTCGTTCCTATTGCTAAAGAGTTTTTATGAACTGTGTTGTGTTTTTCGATTGCTAACAGTCAACCTACATCAATCCTGCCGTCCTACTACCGGACGCGGCTCAACGTGTACGAGTGTCCTTATCACGGGACCTTTTTCTCAGCGGTATTTGTAAACTGGCCCGCCAACCTTATGTGTTAGATTGTTTTGCCTTGATATTTTGTTCTAGCAATGCCTGTTTGAGTTTGTCTGATCCGCCTACTCTAACATTAATAATACCGTTATAGTATTCATCTGTTTCAAGTACACGCCTATCAAACTGTTCTCTTGCCTCTATGTAGGACATTTCGCCCCTACCTTTACATAGGTATAGTATTTCTCTTGTAAACTTGTCTTCGCCTAGTTGTGCAACATCTGCATTAAGCCTATCACTGGATCCCCAGTAAGTACGCCAATCGCTTTCTTTAGTGCCGCGTCTTTTGTTTTTCTTGCCTTTGAGTGGTGGCTTAGTAGTTTTAAATTTTGCTAGTTTCTTGCCTATGTATTTTTGTCCTGTAGTAGTGTTAGTAATTAGATAAACAAATCCTTCATACTCATTTGGTATTTCTTCAACTTGTTTACCTTGATACGTCCACTGCATCAAGTATATATGCGAGCCTGTTATTTTTTGCCTTCTCGTTTGGCTTTGAACTTTGAATGTATTTCATCGCCTCGAATTTTACTTAATTTTCGTATTTCTCTTAGCCATCTTCTGCTGGCTGCATGTGTTCTAAACGAAACTCTTGACTCAAATGCTTCGTTTGCTTTAAAATATTCTATATATGCTTTCGTTAGCTTGTCATGGATGTCGTCTTCAATCATAATACATTGCCTTTAGCGTAATAGGATTACTTCCAGTAGCATGAGCTGCAAGTTTTGTATGGCAATTACCACCCATGCCTTTTAAAAATGCACGTTCAACTTGTGCTTGGGCAAAAGTTTTCTTATCATTTACTTTTTTAACTATATCAATAGTATCAACATCATTCTTTCTAGTTTGTATTGCAATTATTCCTTGACCAACTGCTGGAATAGTTGGAATCTTGATCCAAGTACGTCTAATGTCCAATGCTTTAAGGCCAGCTTCAGCTAATACTATAGCATCATATTCTTTATTGTCAAGTTTTTCTAACCTAGTATCAATGTTGCCTCTAATAGGTTTAATTTTTATATCTAAGTTGTTGTATAATTCTTTTAATTGAGCAGTTCGTCTTGGACTACTAGTGCCAATAGTACATCCGTACCCTACGCTACCAACAATTACATCATGAGGACTGTTACGTTTTAACATTGAAGCAATAATTAAATCCGGATGTTCTTCTCCTGGCATGTCTTTAAGACTATGCACAGCAATATCAATGTTTTCTTCTAATAATTCGTTTTCAATAGCAGTACAGAACACACCTTTACCACCAATTTCGTGTATTGGAGTATCGTTGTTTAGATCGCCATCTGTTTTTATTATAACTATTTCTGTTTCGTGAGAAATTTCACTGCATACACGTTCAGCGTATGCAAGTGCTAGTTTACTTCCTCTTGTTCCAACTTTTAGTTTCATTCTACAATGTCAATATCATTCTCATATGATGTAAATCCGTTTTCTTTCACAACCTTCATTACATAATTGACCCTTCCTATAAGTTCATCTTTGTGTGAGATAAGGAAAACGTTCTTGTCTCCGTCTCTACCCATCTTTTTAAGAACAGCAAGCGATCCTTCAACTCCTGCTGTGTCCATACCACTATCAATAAGTTCATCAATAAACAATAAGTTAATTTTTTGATACAGACTTTCCCAAACATCACGGAATGCAAAGCTCATACCAAGTATAAGTCTGTTACGCTCGCCTCTTGACAGGTTATCAAAGTCTAAGTCTTGTCCTAGTTGTGTAATTTCAACATTCAAATCGTTTTGGAATACAACACTATGTGGTAATCCTAGTTTATCAAGATAGTATGTAAGCCTATTGTTAAGATACGCTAAGTTTTGATCAATAATCTTCTTGCGAATAAAGCTATCTTTGTTAGTTAGTAACTTTAATAAGAAGTCTTGATGTTCTTTATAACTTGTAAGGTCATTCACTGGAGACCAGTCAATTTCCTGCATAGCAGTGTGATTCAATTCATCAATTTGTGCTTGATAAGGATCAGCTTCATCTTGTTTTGATGTAAGAGATTGTTTTAAACTGTCAACATTCTGCCTATGCTCATACGCTTCTTTAGCAGTTTCATAAAATACATTAGGCTTACCATTGATGTCACCAATCTCTGCAAGTGCCTTTGTAACATCAATAAGTTTATCACTAACTTCTGTTTGATATGAAATAGCATCTTCAAGTTCTTTCGACTTTCGTTCTGCAATTTCTGCTTTTTTGTCTGCATGTAGCTCTTGTCCACACGTATAACATGTAGCATCTTCTAAATTTGCGACATCTTTATTGACCTTTTCAACACTCTTGTCTGCACGTTGTAGTGCTGGCTCTAATGTGCTTAGTTCTTTTTTAAGAGCCAAAATAGCACTGTTATGTTCATTCCAATTTTGCAATTTTTCATGTGACTCTAGTTCTACATCAATGTCTAAATGCTCTAATTCGTCGATAGCAGATGCTAATTTGTTTATGTCTTGTTGTTTTTTAGCAAGCCAAGCTCGTTGCGTACCTTGTAAACTACTAATAGTACTTTCAATTTTACTGTTTGCTGTTTGTATTGCTTCAATTTTTAATGTTTCAGTAGTTATGGCTTCTTTAGTAATGCGTGTTTGCTCTTTTAAAGCATCAGCTTTCTCACTTAGGATAGTAATACCTAACAACTGTTCAATGATAGCACGTTGATCGTTTTGCCGCATGCTTAGGAATGGTTCTGTGTAGGTGTTTAGTGCAACAATATGTTTAAACATATCATGACTCATATCAAGTAAACCATCAATGTCTTTTTGAGTCTGTCGACTGTCGCCCTGCGATTCGTCTACAAGTTCTTGTTCTTGATTGTTAATAAAGAACTTGAGTACATTAGGAGAACGCCCACGCTCAATCCTATAATCAACACCATTCTTTTCAAAGTGAAGTGTAACCAACATGCCTTTGCTGTTAGTTTTATTAATTAAGTTGTTTGCTCTAATGTTTGTAAGTGCTTTACCATATAATGCATAGCTAAGTGCATTAATAATAGTAGTCTTACCCGTACCATTACGTGAACCACTGTCATCGCCGCCTTGATCTAAGTTTTCACCTAGTACAAGTGTAAGATTTTCTCTGTTAAAGTCAACAGCCTGAGTCTGATTGCCCACACTCATAAAGTTTTTTACGGTTAAATCTTTAATTTGTATCATAGTTCGTTATAAATGTCCATTAGCATCTTTTTATTAAAGTTGTCTGAGTCAATTGCATTAATTTCACCAGCAACAATTTGATCTACACTTTCAAATTGTTGGATATCGAGTTGTGTACTAATTTCTTCAAGTTGTTTTTGCGGAATAAGACTTATTTCTCGACAGTTGAAGTTATTAATAAAAGTTTCTTTAATAAAACTTGCTTCTTCGTAGCTAATAGGTAAATCCAAGTTAACTCTTAGATACATATTTGGTTTTATTAATGTTGATTGCTCGTCAATTAGTTGACTTAGCTTAACAGTTCTGTACT